CATTTGTGTTATCGGTCTTACCTACTAAAAAATTTCTAATTTCATCCTTTACAGTTGCCGGAGTTGGTTCTTCCGAATCCGGTTTGTTTACAAAAGTCATTACCAAATCGGTAAATTGTTGTAAAGCGCTTGGTGAAGCTAAAATTGAGGCAGGTGAGTTATTATCTAAATTACCATCTGCTGTTGCAAATGCTTTTGATATTGCTCCGTATTTTGGTGGCATTGATAAAGCTCTAACTTGATAATCTTTTGCAGTTACTGCTCTATTTTGTGAACCAAAATATGCTAATGCGTTTTGTCTAATTTCTTCAATTGTTTCACCACCTCTACCACCACTTGCAGGTATTTCATTATCAACTGCTACCGAGTTCTTAATTTGTGAAAAAGTTGCTCTTTGTTCTGCTGTAAAAGTTGAAATATCGTTATCGTACTCTAAAGCCGTTAATGTTGTTAACTCTCCTGTTGCAACATTTGATTGGTTACCACCACCAATTAAATAACTTATTGTTAAAGTTGTATTTGATGGAGATGTTCCGTATGTTTTTGTTTTTAAAAAGTTTGTTGGGTCAAATGATTCTTCTAATCTATCAATTGAGTTAGGTAAACCTAATCCTACATTTTTAAGATTTGGAATTAATAACTCATCACTTGCAGATGGGTCACCTGCCCCAAATTGTATTGTAGTTGTACTATCAGGATTTACTTTAACAACAAATCTTCTTGGACTTTTAATAGTTTTTAAAAAATATGGTACTGTTGATTTAAATTGATATAAATCCGGGTCATTTGTTTCAACATTTGGTTGTTCAATGAATACCATCTCTTGTGCTAAATAAGGAACTTCATACCAAGTATTTCCATTACTATCTTTTATACTTTGTATTTTAATTACATTATCTTCCTGTAAATTAATTGTTTGAAAAGGTTGATAATCAGAAAAATCAAATGTATTTGTTATAGTTGTTGCTGATATAGCTTGTACATATTTTTTAACTAAATAAAATGTTGGTTCACCTGTATTAATATCCTTTTGATAAACAACAATTTCTCTATTATTACTATCCGAAAAATCAACCACATCAGTAGAAGTAAATGTAATACTATTTGTTCTTGATTTAACTTGCATTCCTTGTTTGATTCTTAAATAATAAGTTTCATCAGGAATATTATTAACTCCACTTCCAATAGAAGGAACTAATTGGTAAACTGAAAGAGTTGTTACTGCAGGTGATGTTACTTTTGGTTTATATCCTAAGTATTGTGCTAAAGGTATAATATTATTTAAATCCTCTGCATATACTATCATTGATTCTTTTAAAGTATCATCTACATAGTATGATAAAACATCTCCAATATAAGATGCCATTTCAATAAACATCATACCAGGTGATGTCTCATTAAAATCAGAATATGTTTTTGGAAAATAGGTTTTAGCAAAATCAATTAAACCGGCTCTCATAGATGTAAAATCTTTATTAAGATATTTTATATCTTTGCCGTTGTTTTTAAAATTTTTATTTATAGTATTAATTGCCATATTTTATATTCTTATACCGTAAATGTTACAGTGTTTAAATTTGTACTATTACCAATAGTAAAATGTATTGATACATCAATTTCATTTTTATCTTTCAATTCTTTTTTTGTATCAATGTTTATTTGTTGTACCGTAACATAAGGTAACCAGTTTGCTAAAGTAGATACTATTGTATCTTCTATTTTACTTGCTGTTTCTTCATCAGCAGGTTCAAATAATATTTCTTGCAACCCACTTCCTAAATTTGGTTGCATTAATCTTTCACCTCTTTTAGTAAGTAATAAACTTTTTATATTAGTTTTTACTTGGTCTATTGAATTAAAAGTTTGTTGAAAAGCAGTATCGGTTATCTTAATCGGCAATGCAATTCCCAAAGCATAATCATTATACTCTTTAGTGCTACTTACCGGTTTAGAACCTACTATTATTGCCATTTATTAAAATCTTTTTACTAATTCTCTATAATCTCTATTCAATGCTTTCAACACACCCTGTACTTCAGGAACAGCCGTATTTACAGGTGTACCATTAATTGTACTATCCACTTTAACTCCAGGTACCATATCACCATATCCCATTTTCTCTGCTAAAGACATTCTACTTAAACCAGCTGCTGCATTTGTTTGTGTAAAATCCATAGTTCTATATTCAGTTTCTTCAGGAGCTCCATTATATGTTTGCTTTGTTTCATTAAGAATTGCATTTAAAGCTGGGTTATTTGAATATTTAACTTCTTTGTGTTTTTTCACTTTAGGAATTTCATCTTCATTTAATATAGCTTCTGCCATTGATAATCCTGCGGATTTTTGTGGTTGAGGTTTTTGATTTTGTTTTTGTTCTATTAAAATCTTTTTAACCTCAGCTTTTACCGTTTCTTTTACTAAAATTGGTAATTGCTGTTTCAATTCTTCTTTGATAAGAATTTGAATAGCTTTTAATAATTTTTCAGTATCCATTTGTTTAAAAATTTGTTTGATTTGTTAATAAATATTTGATTAAAGTATTTTTGGGAATTAAGTGTATGCATTTGGGTTTTCTTTTAAGTCTGCCCAAAACTTTTTAAATAATACAATTCTACTGGATAAACCATTATATCCTCCATTTACATAATAGGTTATTAGTTTAACAGTTGCTTCACTATCATCTTTACATTTACCTGAGAATTTGGGTAATTTCCAATAAGCGCATGCTGTTTCACTACAAATTAATCTATCCTCTACTGATTTTGGATTGTTTTCCAAATCTTTACTTATTTTTTTACCTATTTCTTTATAGCAATCTCTGCCTGTAATTTGTATCCACCCTCTACCCAAAAACTTAAATCCATCTCCAGTATTTATATTTCCTAAAGTTTTTCTTTGATAAACATAATTTCCTATTTTTTCTTCATTATATTCTATTTCTTTTGCTTTTGCAGTACCATCTGCTCCATTAAAATATGTTTTAAAAGTATTGATAAGACCCTGTGCACTATATTTTAAACTTTCTCTATTGATAGTAAATCCACCACTTTCATGTGCACATTGTGCTAAAAAGTGTGCTCTTTCTAAAGGTGTTTTACCAACACCAAATTTATTCATAGCTTCAACTAATTGAGATGGTACATGATATTTTCCTTTTGTACTTCCACTACTTGGTGGTTTGGGTTTAATTGGTTGTTCATTAGAACCAGATACATTTGTTTCAGGTTCAGTTCCAACTTCACCACTTTCAATTGATGCTTCTTCAACCAATTGTACTTCAGGAGTATTTGCTACATCCGGGTCAGGAATATCATTTGCTATTTGCTCCTCTAATTTATTTTGAACCTCTTCAATTTCATTTGGTGGTGGGTCCGGTACATTATCAGGAACTTCAGCTGCGGCTGCTATGGCTTCATTCATATCTCCACCATTTGCAATAGTTTGTTCTAATGCCAATTGTTGTGCTCCAGTTAATGGTTTTATTACTTCAGGTTGTGCTCCAGTTGATGTTCCTCCACCAAAACTAGCAGGCGCAACCATATAACCTGTCCAAGGTATCACTGCTGGCCCCGGAGTTCCTAATGGGGGATAAGTTGAAACTGTTACTATCGTTCCACCTACCGTGCTTAAATGCGCAGTAGCATATGATATAAACATATCAATTAAAAGTGTTGGATTATTATTAGGAGGTAATGCTGACATATTATTCGTAAATTGAAACGTGCATTGGGTCATTATTACTCAACCACGTCATTCCATGTTTTTTAAATATTTTAGTTACTTCAGAAAATCCATTATCAAAATCGGTAAAACTTCTTAATTTATTACTACCCTGATATACACCATCTGCTCCAAATTTAGTTCCATATGGATATATTCCTGCATTCATATCAATTGCAGTTCCCCAACTATGATTTGAAAATCTACTTCCACAAGTTACATTTCTTACAGCCAATCCACCATCACAACTTTTTATATATTTGTGCAACCCAGATGCTTTTATTTCTGCCAAAGCTGGTTTAATAATTGCTGCTAAATCTTTGTGTATCATTATTTTTTTATCTCCATTTGCTGTTGGAAAATATATTTCAGTACAATTTTTTGTTAAGTAATTTTGATTTACTTTATACCAATATCTAGTTGGTGAGGAACATTTTGCTCCTGTATTTTCAGTTCTATCTACTACAAAACTATCAGGTTGTCCTAATGCCGGCCATTCTCCATTTCCACATCTTTTAAATAATGCTGTATCACCTCTACCGACTAATGTAGGTTTTGGTTTATTTACTTCAGGCCCTGCAGTTCCAGATGTTCCAGATTTTCCTGCCAATGTATCTGAATCTTGTGGTGGTGGTTCGGTTGCGTTTTCCTCCTCTTGCATTTGATTAAATTCTTCAACATTTGCAATTGCTTCTTCAGGCATAATATCACTATTATTTTGTATAGCTTCTTCTTCAGTTGCAAATTGTTCTTCATAAACTTGTTGATTTTTATCAAATTCCATATGGTCTTCCTCTATTGCTTGCTCTTCAATTGATGGTATTGATGGAACACCAGCTGCATTTACAGGTGGTTGCCAAACCCCAGGTATTGTACAATTAGCTTGTGTTATTGCTATATTAACAATTGTTCCTGGTGCAGGTTGTATTGGTAACGGAAATTTTTGTAATTCTGCTCCCGCCCAATATGCCAAAACACCATTTCCTAATTGTCCAACCAAATCATATGGCATTGTTGATGATTGCCCTTGTAAAAAAGCTATTTTAAATAACTCTTTCATAGTAGAAAGATTACCATTTAATACTGCAATATGATTTAAAGTATCACCACCTCTTTTAATTGCTGCATCATATTCAGTTGCATATAATTCTGCTATTTGGTCAATACTTTGAATTCCTTCAGGATTATTAGCAGCTCTTAATATATTATCTTTGAATATTTGCCAAGACATTATGAAGTTTGGTTTAGTTTACTAAGTATATTATTTAATTTAGATTTTATCTTTCCAAAATCTGCAATATTTGTTGGACCTGTTGCTGTTGGTCCGGCCGGTGTTAAATACATTTGTTGAGTAATAGCATCTATTAAATCGGAAAGTATTTGTACTAATTGTTGTCCTTTTACTAATGGTTCTAAACCAGTACTTCCTAAAAATATTGAACCATTGTTTGTTACAAATTGAACATCTCTATCATTTGTAATAATATTAATATCATCACCAACACTAATATCAATTCCTAATTTATTATCTATTGAAAGTGCACCATCTGAAATAAATCCATAATTCTTTTTTGAGTAAAACATCATTTCTGCATTTTTTGCGGAAAGTATTATTCTTCCTGAATTTATTAATATTTGGTCACCTATTAATTTAGATGGATAGTTATCAAATGAATCAGGTTTGGTTTGAAAATCCGATTTGTTTTTATCATCAACAGTGCCCGGTAAAAATGGCAATTGATATTCACCGGATGAAAGAAAAATAACACTATTATCTCTATTAACATCCTCTTCAACCGATGTTAATCTATCAACAGGTTTATTTTTTGTAGTTGGACTTTCACCGTTTCTAATAATAGTAGTTGGTGAGAATTTATGGTCTTTATTGTTATATCCAGAAAATCTTATGGATTGTCCGAATCTAGATTCTATTAAAGTATCTCCTTCATAAAGTTTTAATTTATGAATATTTTGAATTTTGAAATAATCACCATAACCATTATAGTTTGCCACATTTATATCATCGCCGGTACTTCTTACTATTCCTGTATTTTCTACATTTTTAAAGTTTTTAAGTTTATCTACATTTTCTTGCTTTTTTGATAAGATTGATGAAATAGTTTTTTCATCGGTACCAGTATTTGGATTTAAATCATTACCAATTCTTTTGTAATAAACACCAACACCCTCTTTAATAATTTCAACAGTTTCATTTCTTGTTGGAAATGATTTTATATTTTTATCATAAGGATATGCCAATGGTAAACTTTTCAAATCGATAGCTTGGTTATCCGAATACATAAATTCAATTGCACCAATCATACTAACATTTGAATTGTTAGGGTCTCCATCTTTTATTTTATGATGCGTTTCATCTAAAATAACAGAAACAACAATACCAAGATTTGATTTTGCTTTTTCACCAAATGAAAATTGTGTTGTAGTTGCTGATACCGATTGTGCGTTTTGAATTGGCATTTTATTTCATTTTTGATTTTAATTCTTCAACTTCATTTTCTAATTCATCAACTCTTTCTACCTCTGCTAGAGTTTCATCTAAATTTCTAAGAAGTTGTGCTTTTTCTTCAGGAGAAAGAAATCCTTCTTGTCCTTCTGATTTCTTTTCAGCTGAAACTATCTTTTGTGCAATTTGTGCTAATTTAACTAATTGGTCATCATTTTTAACTGATGTATCTACCAATCCTTGAATGATAGGTCCTACGGATTCCATATCACCAACATGTCTTACCATATTTTTGATTTCCTCAATAAGAGAACTAATCTTTTGTTTCTTTTGAACTTGGTTATTGTAAATATCCTTAAACAACGATGATAAACTCTTACCATCAAATAATTCGAATTCTGTTGACATACTTTTGTATTTATATTCTTAATATATAAATATGGTTAGTATGAAAAGTTAGGATTAAACCGGCTTTATTACAATCTTAATTTTTGGTTGGTAGCCGGGTGGTAATTCATTACGAATACCTTTAAATTCTTTAACTTTATCTTTTAGATAATCAATTTCTAAAATTTTATCAGTTAAATTCATTATAGTTTGTGAAGAAGTAAACATCTTATCGGTACTTCTTTTCATATTCAATGCACTTTTTGTAGGGAAATATTGTTTTCTCATTGCAGGTGCCAATTTAGTCCAATCATCAACTGCATCTGCTGTTTTTTCTGCAGATGATTTTCTTACTTTGGAACTTAAAAAATCTGCTCCACCTGTATATCCATCTTGTGTATAATAGTGACCATGATTGGTTCTAACTATTGGTTTTGTATTATCATGTTTAGCCAAATTTGGAATTGGTGTTGAACCTATTTCTACACTTACTAAAGTTTTTGGTGTTGATATAAATGTATGTCCTTTAATTGATAGTTTTGGAGTTCCTTTAAATTCAACAGTTGCTCTTACCGCATCTTTGAGAGTTTTTTGTTTTATTATTTCTCTCATCTTTTCACCATCCTGTGATTTCTTACCTGATTTTTGTAATAACTTATGTTCTAATTCATCTCTACCAACTGCTAATGCTGAATTGATTACACCAATACCATATTCATTCATACCTTCACTCCAATCGGTAATCATATCACGAAGATATGCAACTTCAACATCATCAATAAGTGTATGTACAACTTCCAATGTAGGTTTGTAAGCTCTATCTCTATTTTTTGCCAATACTGATTTTCCATCAATATTTTTAGATACTATAATACATTCACTTATCATTTAGAATCCTATTGAAATTACATCACCATCTGCTTCAACCCAACGAATTTTTAATGCTAATAATTTTTTAAGAGTATCAGCT